AGAGAGGGCTACTAAGAGACAAATAGGTGGTAAGCACTACAAGAGATTTAAGATACAGCCTATTGAGTTTATAGTAGCAAACAAGCTTGATTTTATACAAGGCAATATAATCAAATACTGTCTTAGAGATAAGTCAGGAGAAAACCCTGATGAGAAGTGGAATAAGATAATTCACTACTGTGAACTAGCAAAAGAGTTGAAAAATAAAAAATAAGGAATATTAGGAATGAATGAAACTAGCATATTTAATTTATTCAATTCTTGTAGTATATTGGACAACATTATTAATTTTAACAGGTAATACTTATTTATGATATTTGGTTTATTAAACAATCCTTTAACAAAAATCGTTTTAAACAAAGCTACTGACCATTTTAAACACAAAGCTGAAAAGGTTAAAACTATTAGACAAGCAGAAATAGAAGCTTGTAAAGATACAGACATCGCAAAAATTCGTAGTCAAGACAAGTCATTTAAAGATGAGATATTATTGGTCTGGCTAATCGGAATGTTGAGTACAGGTTTTTTTGAAAGCACTAGAGATAACTTTGAGGAGTGGGTAAGAATAATTAACGATTTACCTGACTCAGTATGGTACTTAGTAATTATTGTATTTACAGCAACATTTTCTACTAAGATGACAGATAAGGTTTTAAACAGAAACAAAAAGAAGTAATATGTCCTGATGGACATAGACGCAGTAATTATAGAAGTAGAGTTTCAGTTAGAATCTGATTATCAACCCTTTGGTCATTTTGTTTGTTTAAGATTTGTAGATATGCTTCCAAATAGAAATAAATTAAATTCAATAGTAAAAGATATGTCTAAGTTCCCTGATGTAAGAGTTGTTGATTATAATTATACTGTAAAACCAATAGATGAAACAACTGACATGACAGGATTAGAAATTACAAAACATTAGCGACCCACCAAGTCTCCCTGATGGGTCTATCTTTATGTAATGTTAAAAAACTATTCAAGGAGCTAATTTCAACATAAAGAATTTTGTTATCCATCTTGCTTACCAGCAAGTGTTAAATCTCTTTTTACTTCTGTTTGTCTAACAGACAAGTATCTATCAAGATTGTTATACATAAGCTTTGCTTTTATTAAATTTGCTTCTGCATGAGCATAGCTTTTAATTATTTCTTTATACTCAGGGTCAGTTCTTGCTTTATGTTCAGCTTCTCCAACTGTTTTAGTATCAAGTTTGTATTTGAGAAAAAGTTTTGAGAACATAGCTTTTCTTCCCTCATCAAGTATAATTGATTTTTCTGCCCACTCTGACCATAGGCTACTTGCTTCTGTCATTTTTTTATAAGCTTCTCTACTATTTAAGTTCATGGTTTCCATTTAGACTCCTTTTGTAAAATATATCTAAACGATGCTGTTGTTGGGTCAAAGTCTATTTTAGAACATCCAACTAATAATACAAAAACAATAATTGATATTACACCTATAAAAATTCTATAAACTGTTTTTGTATATTTACGATGTATTGGTTGTCCAAATATAATCATGGGTATTGCAACATCTCCTTAGCTTCTATTTCTAAATCTTGTACTTGCTTTGCTAATTTTTTATTATCAGATTTTAACTCATCTATTTCTTTTCTTAATTGTCCATTTAATTCTCTATGGCTATCATTAGCATTTACTAAAGCTGTCATCTCAGCTTCTTTACTATCAATTATATTTTTTAAATTAACTACAACATCATTAAGAGCATGAGTTTCTTTTTCTTTAATTTCTAATTGTTTGGTAAGGTCTAAATCTCCTCTATCATCTTTTGTCATTTTATCTCCTCTAAAGGTGTTGGGCAGTAGAGAGAGATAAACTGCCCAACACATAACCTAAAAGTATTTGTTATGAAAAAAATATACTTTAACTGCTTACGCATTAAATTCTCTCTATCATAAAAGTTTTAAAAATCATAACGAATCATTTGTATCTGATTTGCTTTGATTTGAAAAACATTAAATATTCACTTTTAAATTGTATCTAATCTTAAATAAGCTAGGTTTTATGCGGTAAATTTAAAGGTTGAAAAACAACCTCTATTATGGTTATATATGGAATATGAGAGATAGAAAAAAAGCAATTTGTAAAACTTGTAATCCTAGCGAGAATAAAAGATTAAAAAATATTTTTTTTAAAAAATCTTTATCTTCTTTAACTGACCAAGTTAGACATTTGGATAGTAGAAACTATTGGGAATGTGCAAACTGCCACTCTCAAAAACCAGCTAAAGATTATTCTTGGTTGCCTGAAAATATTGCAACAGAAAGAAAAGAATGGTTGGAACATTTAAAACAACATAGAAACAAGGAGAGAGCATGACCAAATTAATATTATCAATTAACACTAGAAATAAGTCATTTAATTTGCTAAAAAAAGTGTATAAAGATTTTGGGGTTATATTTCATCCCAAAACACCTGTGATAGAGGTGGAAAACTTTGTAAAGGAGAAGCTAAATGCAAAAGCAAATAGTGAAGCTTCAGGCAAAGTACGACAAGCAAGTAGTGAGAGAACAGGACTTGTTGGAAAAGCTAAAGAAACTGAGGTTTCAAAGAAAACAAGTTGCTTGGAAGATGCACCAAATAAAATATCATCCAGCGACTTTATAAAGAGAGAGGATAAATAGTTATGAAAAACATACTTTTAGTAGCGATACTTGTCTGCTTTTTAAATGGTTGTGCATCATATCAACCAATCATTGACACTAAAGGCAAGTCTAAGTTTGAGACATCTAACGCAAGTGAAATTTCTAACGATAAAATTTTGTGTGATAAACTTGCAAAAAATAATACGACATTTTTTGGTAATATAAATTTTTGGATATTGTCTCCAAGAGCAGAGACTCAATATACAGATATGTATAGAAAATGTTTAGAGGGGAGAAACCATAATGTACTCAATTAGAAAACTTAAAATTTATGATAAAGATGATTTTGATTATCATAATGGAATACCACCTTTGATTAAATGGTGGATGTATAATTATCAAGGTCATTTCATAAACACATATCATACACCATTTAAGGTTGGTTTTGATAGATATGTTGATAAAGACCAATTTATTAATTTAAGAAAACACTTAAATATGAATCAAAAACAATTTAGTAAATTTTTAGGTGTAGGCGAAAGAACCATACAATCAATAGAAGCTGGTAATCCTATTGGTTCTAGAACTTTAAGAAAATTTGATAAAGTTTTAGGAAAACCTAAATATACTTTTGAATAATGCCTAGACCATCAACACAAATAAAAAAACTAGCTTTCATCTGTGCTAAGTGCTTTACTGAAAAAGCAGATAAATTAGCATGGTTTGTAGGAAGCACCCTTTTTAACGAGTCACTACTCTGTCGGACTTGTTGGCAAGGGCAATTCAATAGATTGACAGAGAGAGAACGAAAGGAATGGGGTTTTTATGATAATAAAAAACCAAGAACAGATAAGTGAACTAACATATCTTATTCCACCTGTACTCAATATGTTTGGAGTGTCAGAGGAACAAAACGAAATAGTTTTAAAAAAGGTATTTGGTTTGCAGTTAAAGAAGATGAGACTAATGCGAGGTTATACTCAGACAAGAGTTGCTAAAGCTATAAATGTCACTTTTCAGCAGATTCAAAAGTATGAGAAAGGTAAAAATGCTGTGAGTGTGCATAATGAACTTAAATTAGCCGAGTTCTTAAAGTGTGATAGAAACTATTTTATCCAGCCTATTACTGAAAATGGCTATAAATTTATAACAAAGAGAGGGAATGGACATGATAATCAAGAGTAAAGATAAGCATGGAAATCAAATAGAGTTCAATCCAAAAGGTAGAGGAGCAAGATATACTGTAAATGGATTGAAGAAAAAAGGAGTCACTACAATCATTGGCGAAAGATTCGGTAAAGGTGCTTTGATGTGGTGGGCTGAAAATTGTGTTTATGAAGCTTTTGGTCAGCAAATGAAACACGATAAAAAACCTGTTGATGTTATCCAACAAACAATGGATGAACTTAAATACAGGGTAAAACAAATAAAAGAAAATGCTATGCACATTGGAACTAATATGCACTCTTTAGCTGAAGATTATATTTTAGGTAAAGAAGTTATTACTCCAAACTCAGAGCCACTAAAAACTATGTTTCAAAAGTTTAAGAAGTTTTGGGATAGCAAAAAAATCAAAGTAGTTGAGACAGAAAAAACATATTACTCAAAAGAGTTAGATGTTTGTGGAACTCTTGATTGCCTTGTTAAGTATAAAGGAAAGATTGGAATATTAGATTTTAAAACATCTAAGGATTTTTACCCTGATATGCCAATCCAAATTCATACTTATAGAAAATTGGTAGAAGATTCTACTAATTTAAAAGTAGAGTTCTTAGCAGTTATTAATATTCCAAAAGAGCCTGTTAAGGATGTAGAGATGAGGATATTTCAAATTAAGCCTAAATACCTAAAAGGCTTTAAAGCTTGTAAATACCTCAATAGCTTAGAAGAAGATTTTAAGCAAAGAAACTTGGAATATAATAAACAGAGGAGCAACTAATGTACCAACAACAACAAAAAACACCTTTTTGTGCTTTAACAATGTATCTCAGACCAACAGGAAATAAATCTCCTAAGTTTGAGTACAAAGCTGATGCTAAAAGTTTATTTACTTGTAGCTTAACAAAGAAAAAATATAAGCTATCGCAAATAGACGAGTGGTATCATACAGAGGGAGTTCAAAATTTTGTAAAACAAGGATATACAGGTAAATGGTATGCCAAAACACAAGAAATTGAAAATCCAAATAAATATGATAAAAGCAATCTAC